GCCCCCCAACTTACTGAATCTGTGTATCAAAATGGAACACCTTCCTATCAACATCCTAAATCTGTTAATCTTAGATTAGTAATGCAGTAAGCAAAAAGATAAAAATAAAATAAAAGATAAAAACAAAATAAAAGACAAAAAAAAGACAAAAAAGAAAGAAAAAATGAAATAATATAAATCATTATGATAAATCAATGATAATGATTTGGAACACAAGTAAATTCTCATCATTATTTATATGATGAAAAAATCACAGGCAACTCATAAAAAACGTGCAACAAAGAAAAATGGAACCATGAAAAAAAGAAAGGGAGGGGGATTCTTCGATATTCTTATGGGCGCACAACGTATAAGAGGTAACAAATATGAGCATTGGTTAGAAGACCGATTGGTTTTGTATTTCAACGACATTGATTTTGTCAAAACTGTCCAACAAAAGTTCGGATATGATAAAACATCTCTATCCACGTTTAATGAGGCAAGTGTAAAAGCGGATTTATGTAAAAAGAAGCCAGAAGACCAACAAATTATTTTAGGAAATAAACCCAATATTATATGTAATCAAGCTCCCAAATAAAGTATCTTAAATAGAAATATTACATATAGAGAGAAATCAAGTTCTATATAAGTCGAAAATTGTAATGTATGAAATAATAAAATTGAAATCCTTTTTATTATAGATAAACACCACCAAAGTATAAAATGAATAATATATCATCCTTATTCGGTTTCACTGATTTACCTGCTCCGTTGATTCGTCGTGTGCGGACATGCGCAATATGTAATACGGAAGGACATAATGCAATGAGTTGTGACGATCAGTGTATTATTGAACGTACAAGAATGATACAATCAGTATTACTGAGTAATTCATCTGTTTCGTATGATGAAATACAATCAGTTTGGTGTAAAATTAGAACATGCAATCACCCCCCTACATTTTGGAGACGTGTTTGGTTAAAACTACGCGAATTAATCACTTCACCTGCCGACGATATAGGGATAATAAACCGAGATTATTTGGAATATCTTTTACGCGAACCTTCCGAGCTAATCATTGAGGAAAATTATAAAAATCGCCTTTATGAAATAATAGTAAGAATGAGACGTGACATTGTAATTATGCAAAATAGGTATGTTCCAATCGTGGAACATATTGAGAGGTCATTATCGATTCTAGAACCGGAATCAATACAAGAACCCATAGTTTATAACGAACAACCAAAACAAATACGTTTTAAAATGGATTCAAATCCCTCTAACTATTATGAACAGTTGAATTGTCCGGTATGTTTTGACCATATAACCGTCGATAAACGTATAGCGTTTAATTGTGCTCATGTATTTTGCGCTGAATGTGCTCCGAAAATTATAAAAACAAAAAAATGCCCAACTTGTCGTGAAACAATCGAACAAATTCGATTTACGGCAGAGATTCGTCCTGAAGTATTTAATGTTCTTTCAGATTTGTAAATTCTACAGGAGAAAACAAAACAAGGAAACCAAGAAATAAAACGATGATTTCGTTTTTTTGTCCATTGGTAGCAAAATAGAAATGGTAGCAAAATAGAAATTCTGTAATATAGAATATAAAACATAATTATGAATAATATACACTTTGATGAAAAATTCAGAAATGTTAATGTACGACAATTATCTCACCGATAATAATGCGTTGTGTTCTTATATAGAACAATTATCTGATAACATAGATATGTTATCAACAATGGACGAATGGAAATTGCTACAATTGTTTGAAAATATGTTTGATATTTTCATGATAAAGCAAAATCGTAATTATTTTCCAAGAAGCGATGAAATAATTCACGCAATTATTGCGGTATTGCATCCAGCATCAACACCTTACATATCGGATATATTATGTAAAAGAATCAATAAAAACACCCGTTTTGAGAAGGAATATTGTTACAAGGCGTTTAAAATGTTAATTGAAACAAATCCCAATCAGATAAAGATTTGTATGCCGAAATTGATTTCCATAATTTCGTCTGATGTGAATGATATAAATACAAATGTAAAAAAAAATGCATCAGAAACATTAGAATTATTGTTACATTGTAGTGGAAATAACGATTTACACAATTTTATTCCGATAGTCTTGAAGGGTTTGAAGGATTATTCGAGTATTTATGACGCCGTTGAATCATTAGCGAGTTGTGTATTTGTTCAGAATGTGGAAGCACCTGCATTGGCAATAACAACACCCATATTATTACGTGGATTAAATGATAAAAAAACCATAACAAAACGTTTGACGTGTGTAATTATTGATAATATGTGTAAGTTAATTGAACATCCCAAAGAAATATTGCCTTTTTATGCACAATTGAAAATGAAACTAGAATTTTGCACGGAAACGATGAGTGATCCGGAAGCAAGAAAGGTAAGCGAACGTGCATTAAATACGTTAAAATCCGCATGTTCAATAGATGAAAATAGTAAATTTATAAAAACGGTGGAAGAAATGACCCTTTTATTAGAGAATGAACTTGCAACCCATTCGATAAGCATAACAAATCGCAATGCGTACAAATTCATGGTTATTTTAGTAACAAATATGTGTAATGGTCAATTTTTCGAATTAGAAGAATGGAGAAAGGTATTTGAAAAGTACATACCGAATGAACCGAATGTAAAAACAGTAGCGGAAACCATTTTAAAGGTGACCATGGAATCATTTACGGTAAAAGAAGAACATTTTGAAGATACAGAAGAAGGAAAGGATTTATACAAAGGAACTTTTTCATTGGCTTACGGTGCATTGACCTTGTTAAATAACACACATTTGCATTTAAAGCAGAATCGTTTTTATGGTTTATTGGGTCCAAATAATTGTGGTAAAACGACCTTGATGCGTGCAATTGCCAACGAACAAGTGGAAGGTTTTCCCAAGAAGGATGAATTGAAAACGATTTTTGTGGAACATGAAATCAAGGAGATGGAGGTGGGTGAGGACGAACGCGGATTTCCGATATTAAATATCGATTTATGTGGCGCAGATTGGGTGGTGCATTGTTGTAATGTGATATATGAAATGCGACCATTGGTGACGCGTGGTCAAGTGGAAGTGGTAATGGAGGAGATTGGTTTTGGAAATGCAAAAAAAGATGTAGGAAAAGACCGAGCTGCGGATATGGAAATGGGTGTAACAACGTATTCGGGTGGTTGGAAAATGAAAATGCAATTGTGTGCGGCAACATTAATGAACGCGGATATTCTGATGTTGGATGAGCCGACCGGTCATTTGGATGTGACGAATATAGCTTGGATAAAAAAATGGTTGTCTGAATTTATTCAGAAAGGAGGTTCAATTATAACAACTTCTCATGATTCAACTTTTTTAAATGAAATGTGCACGCATTTAATTGATTTTCAGAATAGAAAATTAAAAATGGTTACAGGAAAGCACGGAAATGTGTTGAGTGAATTTGTGGAAAAATTCCCAGAAAAGAAGGGATATTTCGAATTGAAAAACAATGTAGTTAAATTTACATTTCCTGAACCGGGACCATTAGAAGGAATAAAGAGTTTATCAAAAACCCTCATGAAAATGAAAAATGTAACTTATCAATATCCTTCACGTGATACACCAACGATATTTGATGTAAATATAGAATGCTCACGTGTATCGAGAGTAGGTGTGATAGGTGCGAATGGTGCTGGAAAATCGACGGCAATTAAAATATTAATTGGTGAATTAAAACCGACAAAAGGAGAGGTAACAAAACATCCAGATATGCGTACAGCGTATATTGCTCAACATGCCTTTCATCATTTGGAAAAACATTTACAAAAAACTCCGACTCAATATATAATGTGGCGTTTTGCGGGTAATGAAGATAAAGAAGGTATTGATATGATAAATGCAGAAGAAACTGAAGAAAACAAGATAATAAAGTATTACATATCGACGTTAAGTGGTGTGATGGAATTGCGAATGTGTAGCACACCTCAAGAAGAAAAGCAAGCAGTAGAGTTGGATTCGATTTTAACACGAAGAGAAAATAAAAAAATAAAGGTGAAGGAATATGAGGTAAAGTGGAAGCATGATTCATCGGACAATACAATGTGGATAAAGCGTGAAATATTGTTAAAAATGGGTGCAAAAAAGATGGTTCAACGTCATGATGAAAAGGAGGCAGTGATGGCAGGAATAGCATCAAAGAATTTGACAACAAAAGACATTGAAAAGCATTTTGCGAATTTTGGAATTGACCAAGAACAAGCGAATCACACATTGATTAAATCATTATCAGGAGGTCAAAAGGTAAAGGTGGTGTTAGCAGCTTCTCTATGGCAAAATCCTCATTTAATTATTCTGGATGAGCCTACCAATTATTTGGACAGAGATGGGTTGGGTGCTCTAACCAATGCGATATACGATTACAAGGGAGGTGTGGTAATTATTTCACATAACCGTGAATTTACCAGTGCTATTGCACAGGAGAAATGGATTATGGAAAAGGGATTATTACGAAGAGAAGGAGAATCTTTAGTATCGATTGAAGAAAAAGAGAAAAATGTGTTTGAGGAGGTGAATAAAACGGTATTTGATGCATTAGGAAATGAGATAAAGGTGGAAACCAAGGTAAAATTAACTGAAAAGGAATTAAAACGCGAAATAAAATCATTACATAAGAAATTGAAGGACGGTAAAAAGAAGGGATTATTAAATGAGGACGAAATTCTTGAAATAGAAGATAAATTGGATGAATTACAAGGAAATGCCTAAGTATATTTATATTCATCAATGATTTAGATTTATGCAACAAATAAACAAGCTTTGTTGCATAAAGGTTTGGGTTATTGAATACGTTTGCAATATTTTTCTGAAATACAATAGTTAATAAATTCCATTTGTTCATGTAGCATTTGAATATTAGAACTGTTGAAATAGAATGATGTATCTTGAAAGGATAAATAGAGTTGATGAATATCATGATAAATCATCATGATGTAAAGGGAGCATATAGTAGAAACAGTTCCTGCGAATAAAATCGCCAAACATTTAAAAAAAAAGAGGGAAGTTTTTTTCTGGGTTGGATGTTGTGGTTGTTGTGGATGTTGTGGATGTTGTGGATGTTGTGGATTATCGTGATAAAGTATATATTGATTTTCTTCGCTCATTACAAATTAGCTAAGGAAAACTCTAAATGATAATACAAAAAAGAGTTTTGTTAAATATTTACGGTGGAGGAGAAATTAATTGTTGCTCATATTTGTTGGTATTCGAATTAACGTCAGTGCTAATAGAGGTGTTTTTTTTATTTTTGCAACTACGTTTGTGTGCAGAAAGACTTTGTTTATTGGAACCAACAAAATTATTACATATTTCGCATGCAAAATTTCGCTTTTTAACATAAGCGTATTTTGTTTCAAGATATTTATCCAAGGAAGGAAGTTTCAGGTCATCAATTTGGGAAGACATTTTCTTATGAAAATCTTTTAAACAACCGATCATGGTTTCCTTTTGAGAAAGGAAGGCTTGATATTCAATATTAATGTCGTCTAATATCTCCTTGGAAATGTTATTGGAATCATCTGTGTTTATTTCTTGTATTATGCCAGAAAGATAATCGATAATATCGATTGCTATGCGAATACGTTCGTTTGCATATTCACAGTTTTGAACATAAACCAAGATATTGCCTTTGTGAATATCAATTTGGTAATTTTGTTTGAAGGAGATTCCTGAATATTGAGACAAAAAGATTCCATTTGTGTTTTGCGTGTCAATGTCGCGAATAAACTTGGAAACTTCGTCTTTATCGATATTTGCTTTGTATTCCTTATTCTCAAATAGGATGGTCGGTTTATCTAATCGTCGAACAATGAAATCGCCAGATGCTTTCAAACCAGTAGTATCTTGTATTTCTGCAGAAGGGAACATGTTTGTAAGAATGGAGCAAAGATTTTGCTCTCCATATTTTCCTTTATTGGAAGACATATTGTATTTTCCAAGAAAATCACCCAGTTCATCCAGAACCGTTTTTTGAGAAAGAAGATTTTGAGAATTAAAATCGCGTATTCCTTCGATATTCTTGGAAATGCGTTCTTCTGTGGATGATAGCATTGAAAAAAGTGGTTGTTGTATGTTATGAATCATCGAATTATATTTGGATTCAAATGCTTGAATATAGTTTTCCATACTATTTTCTTTATTCGATGAAGTAATAATCTTGGAAGTATCTTCTGTAATTTGTCTGTTGAATTCTTTTAACGAATATACTATTTGTTGGTGTAGAACATTATGACCTTTTGGGATAGCATCATTTAATAACAGAGTGGTTTTATCAAGTAAATGTGTATTATTCTTCTCTAGAAAGGAACCAATCTTTTCATGAGAAGACAATTGATTTGTAGCAAGTAATTGCTTCATATCTTCAATATGTTGAAGTTTCCAAGATGAAAGATTTAAAAAAACATCATTTGTAAGCTCTGTTCGGTTCTTGGACACCTCTTGTTGAAAACCTGTAACTTGTTCTTGAAGTTCTTGAAGACGATTTTTATTCTCATTCATAAAAGATAGAAGTTGAGAATTCACATTTGTTCCAAGGTCATTAGTAACATGATTGAACATGGTTTCCAAGAAATCAACTAGAAGAAGATTTGCAGTTTCAAAGTTAATAGAAGGATGCTGATTATAGAATTCAACGATTTTCTTGTTTTTTAGTACAAACTCAGTTTGGGTATTCATACTTTCTTTATACTATTTGTATGATTTATTCTTTATATCCATTTAGGTTAATTAAGTTTTAAACAAACTTAATCAAAACTTAAATAACTTATATAAGTTCGCATTTAAAACTTATATAAGCTTACTAAATATTAAACAAATTTGATAAAAACATAGAAAAACTTANAAAAAACTATAAAATGAGTTTGATTTTCTTAAAAGTTTCTTCTAAATATAAAT